AAGCGGTTAGCAGAATAGAAGGCAAGATACAATAACGTGTGCTATGTTTGGAAAAACAAACAAACTATGTACAAAATTCTTAAGCCTATATTATTACGCTTTCTTTCTACGACAGGATGTAAGAGATTAGTGGTTGACCTCTGTCGTGCCTTTGTTAAGCAGACCTCGAATACCGTGGACGATAAGTTGGTTGATCTGCTTGAGCAGAATTTGTTTCCAAAATTAAATTAATGACTAAAGAAAAATTTCTCAACATCGAAATTGAAGAGCCACCTGTAGAGTTACAGTTATCGGTTGAAATGCGAGTAAGAGAAATTTTAAAAAGTGATGATGTAATTGGAATAAAAAAATATTGCACACACTTGATAAGACATCAGATGAAACAAGATGTATTTTTAGCAAGCTTATTAGGTAGAGTTATAGAATTAGAAGCTGCTTTAGATAAAAAATACAGGGCAGATGAATTAAATACTATGGACAAGATTAGAAAATTCTTTCATAATTAAAAAAAAACTTATTATGGCTTACAAAAAATCCTACGGTAAACCCAAGCCACCTAAAAAGTAAGCATGGCTTGGTAGGTTCTAGTTCTCTTCCCCAACTCTAGAGCCGATACCTCAGAGTGTTCTCTGGTCTGCTCACTCTGGGGTATTCTATTTAAAATGGAATCTCGTCTACTTCTGGTACTTTAGGGGAGCTATTCCAACTGTCTGAATTATCATTGCCTTTATATGTTGGTGTACTTGGTGCAGGTTTTCCGGGTTGGTAATTATTATCT